AAACCAGCACCCGCAATCGCTGCGATTGGCAAACCGAATAAAAAAGCCCCAGCACCAGTTCCGGCATTGGTAATCGTGATGTCAACTTGTGCGATTACCGTCTTGCCCAGTTGTATATATTTAGCATAATTGATCGTCGTGCTGGTGATAGTGCCGACACCTGCCGAGATTGCCGGCGTCCATGACGTCCATGCCGTCGCGGGAAAATTCGCTTTCGTCGCGTAAGTCGTCGCGGCAAAAGCGGCCGTGAGATAACCAGCCAGCACGCTGTCGATACCGAGCGCATTGCGCGCGGTGAGCGGATCGCGGGCGTTGTCGAACTGGATGCGATAAGGGGCCTCACTCATGCAACAGTGCCGTCCTGCTGCGCCTCAACCACCACACCTTGCGCATGTGTCCAGGTCGCCGCCTGTGGTATCGAGCGCCGGAAGCGATGCAACCGCGCCGACGAAAACGCTGCCGCCGAGCCGGTGATCTCAATCCCAACCGCCGGGTTCCACACCACCGCGTCCTGCAACCGCTCACGGGTGCCGGCAGCGATTGTGCCCAGAGCGGACGAGGCGCCGTCTTCTAGTGGATAGACTTCGCTGACGAATGCTCGCGTGCCGGACCCCAGGTGGCGCTCCACTGTTTCCATCGTGGCCGGCAGATTGGGGCCGGCCAGTGAACTCAAAAAACCACTTTCATCGATGGCGCCGATCAATGGCCGGCCGCCGACATAGGCAAAACTGTCAAGAGACAACGCGGCCGAGTCGAGATCGGCATCGTTCGGTTCGCTGCCGGTGGTGTCGAGATCGAGATCGGTCGATGCCAGCACCGCCCAGACTTGTGCCTGCTCGGTCACGTGGCTCCAGCGCTGGTTAGACCAGTCATAAATTAGCAGCCGATCATAATAGGATTGACTGCTCCCCGACGAATGAAAAGCCCAGGCAATGCGCGGCTTGTCCACGAACGAGAACGCCAGCACCCGATCGCGCTTGGACACCTCGGAATTCGCCAACCACCAATCGTTAACCTTGTCGGCGCCGATCGGCACCACTTGCTGCCCGGTAATGGCATAGAAGCCGTCTTCCGAAACAAAGTAGAGAATGTTTCCGATATTGGTGAAGCCGTAGCGACTGATGCAGCCGCGATCCTGCAAGACGCGGCTGAAATTAAAGATGTATGTCGTATCACCTGGAAGAAACTGCGCGGTGCGAATGGTCTTGTCCTGCACCACGTAACCGATCTCGGAACCAGCCGTCCCCACCACTGCACCGCCGTCCGGGAATTCCTGAATATCCGACAAATTGGTGCCGACCGTCCAGCCGGTGATATCGTTGATGGCCGACCATTGAATAACGCGATTGTTATAGATGCCCGTCGTCACCAATTCCGACAGCACCAGAAAATCACCCATGACATGAATATTTGTTGCCTTCGGTGGCGAACCGCCCAGTGCGGCGAAGTTGCCTCCAGCGTCCACGTCTACAACTTGCGGATTTTCGGCATTGGTCACCGCAATCAGCTTAGTACCGAATTGGGCAAATCGCCATTGATGCCCCGGGGTCACGGAGTAGGCAGCGCTGCTGATGTCGGTCCAGGCAAAACTGACCAGCACATAGAGTTTGGTTGTGGTGCCGGCATAGATTTTCCAACTTCCGCTAGAGGTGCGGGCGGCAAACAGGCCGCACGCTGCGGTGGGCGTCGCCGGAAGCACCGGCCCGAATGGCAACAGCCCCGGAAATGGCTTGTAGCTGTTGACGCCGGGATAGACGTTCTCGACTTCGCTCGCAAATTTGGAGTCAAGCAGCGCAACATCGGGCCGCCATTCGCCAAACTCAACCGGCACCTTCATTAGGATTGCTCCCGCGCTGCCATAATGGCGCTCTGCAGGCTGGCATACTTGCGCAAGGCAGCGCTGTCGGGCGCGATGATCCGATTGCCATCCTTGTACAGAGTGAAATGTCCGCTCTCGGTGCCGAGCGTGCTCTGCAGCATCCGCGGCGTGTGCCAGAGAACGGTTATTTCACTGCTCACATCAAGTAGCTTAATCTGCTTTTCCGAGAGCGGAATGGCGGCGATGGAATTTCCTTGATCGTCATAGATTGTGAACATCAGAAATACTCTCCGGTGCGAACTACTTGACTGGTGGCTCCGGTGGTCTGCGCGAACAGTTGGATGATCTCGGCGAATGCCTCATCTCGGCGCGCCTTGTAGAGTTGCGCCATTTCGGTATTGCGCATCAAGGCTCCCAGTTCAACCAACGCCCCGAACAGATAGGAATCGGGATAAGTCGTGAGCAGCCAGTTGGTGGTGGCATCGGCTGTCGTGATGGTGGATATGCTCTGGTAGTAGTGGAATTCATAATCGTGAGTATCGTCTGTCGGTCGCACCTTGAGATTGGAGCCCTCGATAGTGAAAACCCGCGGATTGCCGGGATCGCTGGTCACTTGGGTAGATTGCAGATAAGCCGGATGCACATAGTCGAGTTCGACGTAGGGCGTGTTGCCGGTCCATAGCACGGTGCGCCAAGCCAGGTAATCGCTCGGCAGCGCTACCGTGCCGGCTGCCGTCGTCAGCAGCGTTGACGTTTCCATCGGCCGCACCCGTAGCCGGCGATTGGCGGCCTTCTCGAATAGCTTGGTGGCGAGATCGTACTGTGCAACGAAGCGCTGGTGGAACAGGTAGGTGGAAAGCGCGGCCTTGAGTTCGCCAAAGTTGGTAATGTCCATGGCCGCGCTCCCGTACTACTGTCTAGACTTACGGGCCGACCACGAAACGCAACACAACCTCGCAGGCCCCTGCCGCCATGGTGGTGCCAAGCACGCTGGCAACCACTGTAGTAGCCCTAGAGAGTGGCAGCGCACCCGAGGTTAGCACGGCGTTCATGGTCGCGGTGCCGGCGGTGGCGACCGCCTGCGCCGATGCGTAAGCACTCAAGCTTGATGCCGTCGCATCGGTGAAGCCGACATTGATCACCGGCGTGGTGCCGCTGAATGCCGTGCTGACACTGACCTGCCCGCCGGTGATCAAGGCATTGGCAGGCAGACCGCCCACAACCACATTGGAAGTGTCGGTAAAGAGAACGACCTTGCGCATCATTTGCTCGACCAGATAGCCGACATCACGGCCGGGGGTCGCGCTATTGAGTGAGGTTACCATTGTATTGTTTCCCTTCCGTTAGTCGGTGGCCGAAGCAAAGAAGCCGGTGGCAACACCCCATTGCACCAGCTTGGTGCCGCTCTTGGGGTGCTTCTTGAACATTTTGCCGACGCCGTAGGCCATTTCGATGCCGGTTCCTTTGACGAACTGATAGTCGTCTTCCTGCCGGAATGTAGGCTTCGCCATCTGGCCGATCGCCAAAGCTGCGGCTTGCTGGCCGCAGAGGAACACCGGCTCGACCCGCACCGATGAGGAGCCAGCAGTGAGCAACGTCGTCCACACGCTGGTCACGAAGCGGGAGATTTCCGGCACCTGACGGCAGATCACGCCGTCATAAATCTGATCCCCATCTTGGAAGATCGGATTATTGGGTGCGCCGTTGTCGCCCATGCTTTCGCGCGGGCGGGCATCCTTGTTAATAGTCTCCAGCGACGACTTGAGATCGCGGAAGGCGTTCGACCCGGCAAACGCGACATAATATTCGTAGCCGTTCTTGGTCTTGAACGGGCGAATACGTGGACTGCAGTTCAACGCCACCCGCTTGAGCAGGGCGAGATTGGTGGCGGTGAACTTGTCGGCCACGCTATCGACGTTGGCCAGCGCGGTCGCGTGGGTAGCGTTGAAGTTTCCCACCGATGCGCCGTAGAGCACGCGGTCGGAATTGTCCGCGTTCCAGGTGTTGCGTTGCGCGGCGGTGGCCAGGTCGTACTGGATACCATTGACACGCACGCCGCTTGAGGGCTGGCTTTCCGAGGGCAAGGCCATGAAGGCGGCGATGATCTCGTCCCGTTGCAGTTCCTTGGCCCAATCCGACAGCAGCGGCTTGGCCTCGCCAAAGCTGTCGGCCGAGTCCTTCTGCATTTCGCTTTTCTTGGTCACCACGGCATTACGCGCCCATTCGAGCCAGATACGCATGCCGTAGTCGTCAATCTCCTCCTCGTTGCCGACCAGGGTGCCGGTCGAAACACCGGCCGAGGTTAGGCGCGTGACAAGAGGGATATTCATCTGCTCGCCGCCGGCCTTGAGTTCCATGCGGCGGCGGATGATCGACGTTACATCCTCGCCCATATAGGGCGAGAACATATTTTCGCGCACCCATTCGCGATTGATCTCTTGGGTGAATTTGATCAGCTTGTTGTTACTTTGAACTGTGGAAACGGCCATGGCCGTGTTTCCTTTCTGTCATGGCCGTTCCCCAAATAAAAAACCCGCCGTTAAGCGGGTGTTTCAGATCGGGAAATGCGGCCGGGTTTATTTGGTCGCGAAGCGATAGAGGCTTTCGTTACTCATATCGCCCTGATCAACGAGCCGGCCGGATGAGGCCGGTATCGAGGAAAGCGAGGGCGGGAGCGAAACACTGGAAGGGCGACTATTGCTTTGCTGTTGCTGACGTGAGCGTTGCGCACGCTCGATTGCCGCAGCCTGCCATCTCGGATCGTCAAGCAGTTGCGCGGCTCGTTTGTTAAACCACGCCTCTGGATCAGGTCCGATTGCTTGCTGTGCGCGTGCTTGTTTATGCCATTGGACTAGCGCGCCATAAGGATGTCCCGCAGCCATGATCATGCGGAAGGTAGCGTCCCCTTGCGGAGTGTGTCTAACCTTCATCATGTCCTGCAACGCGGCATTGACCGTATTCTCGCCAAATTGCACGTTGGCGAATTCCCGGCTTTGCCGATCGGTACGCTCCATCATTTCC